GACATAGCCGATTACACGATAGGCGACATTCGTTCTGGCAGTTGTTGAATAGATTACGGTTGCGCTGTCTGCTGCACCAGCCCCACCCTCTGCGGTTGTGCTGATTAAGTCTGTCTCATCTAGATTAACGCCACCAGCCATATTCACTGCGGCAAGCTCGATTGTTCCGGCGTTGTTGATAGCCAGAATAGCAATACGAGACTGAATGCCATTCACTGTTCCGAGGGTTGAGCCTGAACTGATAACCAGATTGGCAGGCGTTCCGGTGACTGTAGAATAAGTACCGTTTCCAGCCGTTGTAGAACGGAACGCTAATGTCAGTGGAAGTGCGCCGATGGTTAGCGCGCTGGATGCAACAGACGCAGAGACCGACTGGAGTTGTCTTGCTCCGTTGTCTATTACCGCTCGCTGATAATTCCGCACCTCACAAATGGTAGAGGTGAGCATGTACACCTCGAAGGTGTCCCCTGCCTCTGTGGTGATGGCTGCACCGCCTTGCAGGATAGTCAGCCCTGTCCCTGCGGTAATGTCTCCGGCGCCCAGACATTTACGCTTGTAAGTGACACCAGCTACGCCGTGGAATGCGGTAATGTTGGCGGATGTGTTGGAGAGCGTACCTTCGAGTGATTCTCCGGTGAAGTCCGTAGTAGTGGCTCGGACCGTGGCAGTTACTGATTGGTCAACCTGCCGGGCTTTGCCTGCGGTGAGGCCGATCATTCCGGATTGAGCATAGCTCCTCAGCAAAGCAGATGTCAAGCTCTTTTCCGTCACTCCTTGCCTTGCCAATAAAAGATCGGTGTCGTTGATGCTACTCGCGGCACCTAAATCCGCCAGCGTGACCTTCGTGGCACCTAACTTTGAAGTGATTGTCGCTTCGTTACCTGCGAGGGAAAGGATTGCCGCTTGTTGGGCAAGTATCTGTCGAACTAATGCTTCTTCTGCTGCGTTGAGTGCCATATTAAAGTTCTCCGAATTGACGTGACGTTGCCATTATGACCACATTGGTTGAACCACCAGTCACGGGTTGATTACCGCCTACCGTAGCGGCGCCGAGCGCCAGTGTCGCGCTGGATACTACCTTCAGCGAGTGAACGACGCCTGCGTCCCCCTTGTAACCGATTGCCACGAGGTATTTATTGGCATCGCTACGGTCAAATGCCTCCAAGCGAATGACGCTGTTCGGAACAACAAACAATTCGACACCATTTGCGTCGGATACTTTGTCTCTGTTGACATAGCGGAATACTTTTTGAAAGAGCCAGTTGAGCCACTGGGCGGGAAGGGGTTGGCCCCGTGCTCCCGCTGTCTCAGGGATAAAACCAGCGAGAAGAACCGCATCAGGCGGTTGACCGACGTTCTGTTGCCCGTCTGGAAAGCTGGTATATTGTTCCGCGAAGTTAATCACTGGAAGACCCCTGTGAGGTTGTGATGACCCAATGTGGTCAAGGTGTTGGGATTATACACAGCAAGCGTCGGCCCACCAACGTCTAAATATCCCATTCCGACATCAAGCTCTGCTGATACAATTCCGCCAAAAGTGGAGCCAGTGCTACTCAACGCGCTCTGCTCTACAAGAACGTCGCTTCCGTTTGCGTCAAGGTAGTCCTGACCGCCGTTCACGAATAGCTCCCCAGGCATAGGTTCGCGAGCAAAGCGGAAAGGCACATCCATGAAGGACACTGCAACGGGGACATTACTTATCGCTACAGGGGACAACCCTTGTATAGAAAGATGAATTGTGCTGTCAGCAAAGAACCCATTCGTGAAGAGTAACGCTGTGAATGGATACGCTTCAAGGTACTGACAGTCTGTCGGGTCGGTTAGGAACTTCAACCCCGCAATCATGTCCTTCGGTGTCCCGTTGGACATATTGACAAAGACGCGAAACTTGATGGCGGTTCTATATACATCGTCAGAACGCCCTTGTCGTGTCTCGCCTACTATATTTCCACATCCGTCCAGTTGAGTACCGACGGATGTATTTATCCAGCGTTCTGCAATAAGTGCGTCCGCGTTCGTTTCAACCTCTGTCAAGGGCCCAACTATTGCAGCCAACAAGGCTTGCAGCTTTGGTGAGTTCTGGAATTGACCTGCTAGTCTTGGGGTGGCTTTGGAGGGATAGTCAAGCACGTTAGACTCCGATTACAGATACGCGAACAGCGTCGAACCTTGCATGTTCTGCACGGGCCAAAGCCGCGTTCGTTGTCGAATAAGAAGGAACATCTGCCGGGGCTGCTGTTATTGCGACCTCTACGGTGATAGACCCGATTCCACTTGTTGCGGAATAGATGGGGCCGTAGAAACGTTGAGTGATAACGTCTTCACCGATGCCTATCAGCTCCCCGTGCGCAATGGCAGCATCCTTGATAGATTGCACAGCCTCGGCAGTTAAGACCTCCTCGGTGTATAGCGTATCAATGCTGACGCGAACCCAGGCGTATTTATCAGCAGGGCGGGAAAACTTGCACAGCTGAACGTCCCCATTGTCGTCTAGCACTTGGACAGATGTGTTTCCGTAAGTTTCAATTCCGGCAGGTTTAAGTTCGAACAGTTTATCAGCCACCGCCTGGTCTGTTCCACCCTCTACAACAGTCTCAAACGAATGAGAAGGAAGAGAGAATGCGTCAATTACATTCGTTCTATTTTCATAGACCCGAGCATACGTTACGGAAGCGACTTCCGCTACCATGCGTGAGCGGATTGCTAAGGCGGTGGCGGAACCAGTTGCCCGGACGCTTGTGGAATGCCTCTCGCGCAGTTCCGCATCTGTTTCTACGAAGCGCCCTATTGTACCAGCGACAAGGTTGTTGACCGAATTCCACCCGCTCAAAGAACTGTCAATTGTGGTAAGCGAGTTGGCGGGGAGTGCATACGCCCCCATTTCCATCGCAGTGAATACAACCGGAGTCCCTAGAATTGTGATGCTCAACTTGCTGTCAACAGTAAGCGTGAAGTCGCTGTATTGGTCTATAGAACGTAAGCGAAGAACGCTGTTGGATGCTGTTGCAAGGTAGGCATTGGCGTCGAACAACGCAGCCAACCCCGCTGCAATTTCAACAGCGGTGGCGCTTGCGTCGGATGTATATACAACGCTGACGCCGTTAATGATAACCTGATAGTTCGCTGCATTCTGAACGCTATTGATTTCGATACTTGCGTCACCTGTGCTGGACCGCGAAATAACTGTGTCAACAGAACTTACATATTGTCTATTATCAAGCGAGCGAGCAATTGCACCGGCGGGAATCGGCGTGCTTTCAGCCCCGTAGCATATAGCGGTGACCACAGTGGGCGCAGCAGCCAAGCGTTCAAGGCCTACAAATGCAACAGCACCGTCCAGAGCGGTTCCTTCTGCGCTGAATGGATACATGGAGTCATAGGTTGCTTGGAGTGCTTCATATGCATCATCCATGGCCGCTGCAAAGATGCCTATCAACTGGCCTACAACAGAATCTGGATTGGTATTTACAGGTCCGAGCGCATCTATTACGCGCTGGTCATAGTCCGCTTTGATTTCGTTTAAGCGGGGGCGAACAAAGCCTACAGGGGTCAAGCTCATACTGTCACCTCGACAATTCCATACGGTGTATCAACTTCAAATTCAACTTGCAACGTCCGCGTCTCTCTGCTGAAGTTATAAGTCAACGCAACAATCTGTCTCACGCCCTCAACTTCAAGAATGCTTTTTCGCAACGCTATAACAGCGCCCGAGAGTGTCAACTGCTTTCCGAGAATGGATTGCAAATAAGGCGTCCCGAAATCTGTGTCCAGAAACCATTCCCCGCGCCACAGTTTTAACTTGATAAGCAATTGCTGGCGCACCTGTTCCGCAGCGTCGACCAGCTTTAAGTCCAGAGAACTGGTGTCGAGGTCATGCAAAGTTGTGAGCGCGATATCAAGCATTGTTAGATATTACCAGTTATCAAAGGCCTACACAATCAAATTCCTACGTCAAACAGGGGCTCCCGTGTTTCCTGCGCCAACTTGAACACCGCTGTGAACGTGAGAGTGAAGAACTTTTCCATTGCTTGAAAGGCTTCCGCCGCTGTGCGTAAGGTCTCCGCTGATAGTGGAACCACCTGCTCCGCCACCAACCATCCCCGCCACAAATGTGAACAGTCCGTTCACTGTAACAGCGTCGCTGAATGTCGTTGTTGGTGTGGTCACTGTTGTACTCGAGGAAGCATTAAGGGCTGCCGTTGTTGCATTCATTTCCAGAGCTTGCGTATCCAACAACGTTCCGCCCGGAGCACTGATTTCCAGCTTACCCGCTTCCGTCAATCTAATGTACGCGGAACCGAAGTACATCGTCATCGCGTTATTAGCGCCCGCGTCCCCGCCCACATCTCCCAAGTCACACATGACCGCATAGGCGTCTTGAAGATCGAACATGCGACGGTCATCGCT